GAAACGAAGCGACCGCGGTTTAGCGCTAGTTAGTGCGGTTCGCACTTTGTACGGCCAGGGGTGCGATTGATGCCGGTCGGTACGGTTCGGCTGGTGACGATGTCCGAGTACGCCCGGATGCGCGGATGCTCCGAAGGCGCCGTGCGGCGCGCGGTGCGCGATCGCCGCATCACGCTGACCGACGGCAAGGTGGACCCGGTCGCCGCTGATGTCCAGTGGGCCCGCAACACCCGCGTGCGTGCCGGCAGCCAGCCGACGGACGATGCGAACCTGCAGGTGACCGGCGCGGCCGCCCAATCGCAGACGCCTGCACAGCCGGCTGACTCCACCGGCGACTACTGGGCCAGCCGCGCCCGCCGCGAGCAGGCCGAGGCCGAGCTGGCCGAGCTCAAGCTGCAGGAAACCCTGGGCGCGCTGGTGCGCCGCGACGACGTCCGCGCCGCCCTGTCGCGCCGCGTGGCCACGTTCCGCGACGGCCTGATGCAGATCCCCTCGCGCCTGGCCTCGCAGCTCGCGGCCGAAACCTCCGAAGCCGCCGTGCATGCGCTGCTCGAGTCCGAACTGCGCGCCGCCGTGGCGCACCTGGTGGACGCCGGCTGATGGGCGCGCGCGACCTGCAGCACCTGGTCGCGCCGGCCGAGGACATGGTGCGCCAGGTCTTCGCCGAGTTCGCCGCCTGGCCGCCCGCGCTCACCGTCACGGAGTGGTCCGAGCGCCACCGCATCCTCAGCAGCAAGGACAGCGCCGAGCCCGGCCCGTACCGCGTGGCCCGCACGCCCTATGCCCGCGAGCCGATGGATTGCCTGTCGACCCATAGCCCGGTCGAGGAGGTGGTGCTGATGTGGGGCGCGCAGACGGGCAAGACGTCGGTGGGCAGCAACTGGCTGGGCTACCTGGTCGACCACAACCCAGGCCCCGTGATGATCGTGCAGCCGACGATCGACATGGCCAAGCGCTACAGCCGCCAGCGCTTGTCGCCGATGATCGAAGAGTCGCCCGCGCTGCGCAAGCGCGTGCGCGAGAACCGCAGCCGCGACGACGCGAACACCACGCTGCTGAAGGAATTCGCCGGCGGCTTCATGGCCGTGGCCGGCGCCAACAGCGCCGCAGGCCTGCGCTCCATGCCTGTGCGCGACCTGTTCCTGGACGAGGTCGACGGCTACCCGCTGGACGTGGACGGCGAGGGCGACCCCTGCATGCTGGCCGAGGCCCGGCAGTCCACCTTCGCGCGCCGCAAGCGCCTGCGCACCAGCACGCCCACCACGAAGGACCTGAGCCGCATCGAGGCGGCCTACGATTCGGCCGACCGCTGCAGTTTCCTGGTGCCGTGCCCGCACTGCGTCGAGCTGCAGAAGCTGGAATGGGGCCACGACCAGCCGCACGGCCTGCGCTGGCGCAAGCACGACGACGGCACGCCCGACCTGTCCAGCGTGCACTACGTCTGCCGCCACTGCGGGGCCGAGATCCTCGAGCACCACAAGGCCACCATGCTGCCCGCCGGCCGCTGGGTGGCCGCAGCGCCGGGCGCGCAGGGCGGTCGCGTGCGCAGCTTCCACCTCAGCAGCCTCTACGCGCCGCTCGGCTGGCTCAGCTGGGCCGTGCTGGTCAAGGAATGGCACGCCGCCATGATCGCCGCGCGCAGCGGCGACAACAGCCTGCTGCGCGCCTTCATCAACACCCGCCTGGCCGAGACATTCGAGGAGCAGGGCGACAAGGTCGCCGCGCACGAGCTGTCGCGCCGCGCCGAGCCCTGGGAGCTGGGCACCATGCCCTTCGGCGCGCTGCTGGCCGTGGACTCGGTCGACGTCCAGGGCAACCGCCTCGAGGCCGCCCGCTGGGCCTTTGGCCGCGGCGAGGAGTCCTGGCTGGTCGACGTGCGCGTGTTCCACGGCGACCCCTCCGTGCCGGAGGACCAGCCCGGCAGCCCCTGGGCCGAGCTGACCACCTGGCGCCGCACCCCGGCCACCCACGCCAGCGGCGCCGCGGTGCGCACGCTGGCGTGCGCGGTGGACAGCGGCGGCCACCACACCGCCCAGGTCTACGCCTATGCCCGCCGCTACGCGCACGAGCGCGTGCTGGCCGTCAAGGGCAGCAGCCAGGCCGGGCGGCCCGTGCTCGGCAAGCCCACCGACGTGGAAGTCAACCACCGCGGCCAGCGCCTGAAGACCGGCGCCAAGCTGTGGCCCGTGGGCACCGACACCGCCAAGAGCGTCATTTACAGCCGCCTGCGCATCGCCGACGCCGGGCCCGGCTACGTGCACTTCAGCCGCCACACGCCCGCCGACGTCTTCGATCAGATCACCGCCGAGCGCCTGCACACCCGCCTGGTCAAGGGCCGCCCCAAGCTCGAATGGCTCAAGCCCCCCGGCCGCCGCAACGAGCAGCTGGACCTGGCCGTCTACGCTCTGGCCGCCATCCACTACCTCGGCGTGCCGCGCTACCGCCCAGCCGACTGGGCGCGGCTGGAGGCACGGCACGGCCAGCGCGGCCTGTTCGAGTCTCCGGCCCCGCCGCCACCTGCGTTGACGCCGCCGGCCCCGCCGCCTAGAATCGGCGCCGATCCCGCGCCGGCCGCAGACGCCGGCCGCACACCAGAGCAGGCGCCGCCGCAAGGCGCGCAGCCCGCCGCCAGCCCCACACCCACCCAACCGCCGCGCCGCCGCGTCATCGCGCCGCGCCGCGCCGGCGGCATCAGGAAGTGGTGATGGCAGACATCGTCGACAGCATCCTGCAGCAGGTGCGCAGCCTGGCCCAGATCACACCCGAGCAGGCGGCGCGCATCGAGCGCGACGTCCGCGCGCTGCACGGCGGCTGCGAGGTCTACGTGCGCAAGAACGTCTCTGCGGCGCGCGGCCATGGCCTGCAGACCCGCATCGCCGAGGCGCTGCGCAACGGCGTCTCGCTGGCCGACATCCCGCAGCACCTCAGCTGCGGCAAGCGGGTGGTCTACAAGTACATCGGCCGGCCGGATCGATGACAGGAAACTGAAGGCACACACAGATGAAAATTCTTTCAACCCTTCGAACTCACATTCCTGCGGAAAGGGACACGTACATCATTGAACCGGTTTACGACGGCGCGCGCTTGGACGATCGCAAAGTCGTGGGAACGGTCAGCACGCCCGTCATTGCCTGGCTCGTCACCACAGATATTGTCGAAACCGACTGCGGTGGCGACTCGGAAGGGCAATCCGCCAGCAGCCCAATCGCGCTTGGCGGCCTTGCCGTTTGCAACGTGGACTTTGATGACGGGCCCTATGTGCTAACTGTCCGGGGCAAGTATTGGGATGAAAACGGGGAGCCGCTCGGCAGTCTTGAGCCGCTTGAATACTTCACCGATGCGCTGGCAAAACGAGCAACCGCGCGACATATGGCTCAACCCCGTACAGACGGGTAGGTGGTCGCGGTTGCACGTTTCCCCCTGAACACCCGCCGCGCCACGCGGCACCCTGCCGCCAATGAGCGCCCCAGCCACCGAGCCGGTCGAAGTCACCGCCGGCGACACCGTCCAGTGGACGCGCAGCCTGGCCGACTATCCGGCCGACCAGGGCTGGACGCTGACCTACACGCTGATCAACGCCACCACGAAGATCAGCATCACCGCGTCCGCCTCGGGCGAGGACCACGCCGTCAGCGTACCCATCGCCACCACCGCGGCCTGGGCCGCCGGCACGTACGCCTGGCAGGCCTACGTCACCTACGGCGGCAGCGAGCGCCACACCGTCGGCACCGGCACCATCGTCATCCGGCCCAACCTGGCCGGCGCCACCACGCTGGACAACCGCAGCGCGGCGCGCAAGGCGCTCGATGCCATGGACGCCGCGCTCGAAGCCCACGGCAACCGTGCCCACCTCGAGGCCTTCGCCATCGGCGACCGGCAGCAGAAGTTCCGCTCCATGGCCGACTTCATCGCCGCCCGCTCGCGCCTGCAGGCCGAGGTGGCGCGCGAAGAGAACCTGCAGCGCCTGCGCGCCGGCCTGTCGCCGCGCAACCAGCTGCTGGTGCGGTTCGGAGCCGGCCGATGACCCCCAAGCTCACCTACGACGCGGCCACGGGCCAGTGGTTCGCCGGCCAGCGCACCGTCCACGGCAGCCGAGTGCTCGGCCAGTGGCTCGCGCGGCGCGATCCGCGCGCCCTGGCCCGTGCCGGCTTCGCGGCGCGCGACTACGCCGCCGCCCAGCACAGCCGCCTGAACGCCGGCTGGACGACCGTCAACAGCAGCGCCAATGCCGCCATCCACCAGAGCCTGGACGCACTGCGCGCGCGCAGCCGCCAGCTCGCGCAGGACGCGCCGCACATGCGCAAGTTCCTGCAGATGGTGGCGGTCAACGTCGCCGGGCCTGCCGGCTTCGTGCTGCAGGCCCGCGCCAAGGACGACAACGGCCGCGGCCCGGACAGCGCCGCCAACACCGCCATCGAGCGCGCCTGGGCCGCCTGGGCCCGCAAGGGCGTGTGCGAGGTGTCGGGCCGCCACAGCTTCGCCAGCCTGCAGGCCCTGCTGGCCAAGGGCGCCGCACGCGAAGGCGAGGTGCTGCTGCGCAAGGTGCGCGGCAAGGCCGCCAACAACGCGTTCGGCTTCGCCCTGCAGGTGCTGGACGTCGACCGCCTGGACACCCTGCTCAACCGCACCGCCGAAGGCGGCCGCAACGCCATCCGCATGGGCGTGGAGATCGACGGCCTCGGCCGCCCCGTGGCCTACCACCTGCGCACGCGCCACCCGGGCGACCTGTACGCCACCGCCGGCGTGGCCGACACGTCTTCGCAGCGCATTCCCGCCGACGAGATCATCCACGGCTTCGTGGCCGACCGCCCCGAGCAGCTGCGCGGCGTGCCCTGGGCGCACGCGGCCATGAGCAAGATGAACGATCTGGACGGCTACAGCCGCGAGGCCCTGGTGGCCGCCCGCGTCGGCGCCAGCAAGATGGGCTTCTTCACCACGCCCGACGGCCAGGCCGAGACGCTGGCCACCACGCAGGAAGGCGACGGCACGGCCGACAGCGCCGACACCGTGCTCTACATGGACGCCGACCCCGGCAGCTTCCAGAGCCTGCCCGCCGGCGTGCAGTTCCAGCCCTTCAACCCGGACTACCCCAGCCAGATGTACGCCGACTTCACGCAGGCCTGCCTGCGCGACGTCGCCACCGGCCTGGGCGTCGCCTACCACGCGCTCGGCAACAACCTCGAGGGCGTCAGCTTCAGCAGCATCCGCAGCGGCACGCTCGAGGAGCGCGACGCGTGGATGCTGATCCAGCAGTGGTTCGCAGACGAGATTCTCGAGCCCATCTTCGCCGAGTGGCTGCCGCTGGCCCTGGCCATGGGCCAGATCACGCTGGACAACGGCAGCGCGCTGCCCGTGCGCAAGCTGGACAAGTTCCAGCAGCACCTGTGGCAGGGCCGCCGCTGGGACTGGGTGGACCCGCTGAAGGACATCGAGGCCGACCTGGCCGCCGTGCGCGCGGGCCTGAAGAGCCCGCAGGCCATCGCCGCCAAGATGGGCATGGACTACGAAGACGTGCTCGACGACATCGCCGCCGCCGTTGCCCTGGCCAAGTCCAAGGGCGTGGAGGTGGCCTGGGCCGCTCCGCCGGCGCCTGCCGCCCCCACCCCGGCGGCCTGACGGCCGCGAGGCGATGCGATGAGCATCCTGCACCTCAAGAGCAACACGATCGCCGATGCGACCGGCACGCTCACCGTCTTCAACACCGCCGGGTCCACCGAGACCGCGGCCGCCACCAACCTGGTGCGGCCCAGCGACTGGAACAGCGCGCACGCCATCGCCTGGAACCTCGGCGGCAACACCGCCGGCGCCGCCGCCGTCAGCGGGACAGACGTCTCGCTGTTCGGCGGCAACAACATCACCCTGCAGGCCTGGCGCGTGGGTGGCCCGCTGGCGTGGGTGCATGCCAACCGCCTGCGCCGCAAGCGCCGCGTGTAGGCGCCGCGGTTTTGCACGTTTCCCCCTGAACCGCCGGCCACGCAACGGGCAACCTGCGCGGCCATGAGCACCACAACCGAACAGCGCAGCTGCATCGCCCCGGGCACCCGGGTCGAGCGCGCGTTCGCCGTCGACCGAGCCGCCATCAGTGCAGACGCCCGCACGGTCGAGCTGGCCTTCGCCAGCACCGAGCCGTACGACCGGTACTGGGGCCGCGAGATCCTCAGCATCTCGCGCAGCGCCATGCGGCTGGACCGCATCGGCAACGGCCGGGCCCCGCTGCTCATGGATCACGACACGTGCGACCTGGTCGGCGTGGTCGAGTCGGTGCAGATCGGTGCGGACCAGGTGGCCCGCGCCGTGGTGCGCTTCGGGAAGAGCGCGCGCGCCGAGGAAGTCTTCGCAGACGTGCAGGCGGGCATCCGCGCCAACGTCAGCGTGGGCTACATCATCCACAAGGCCGTCCTGGTGGAAACCGAGGACGGCGTCGACACCTACCAGGTCACCGACTGGGAGCCCTACGAGGTTTCCATCGTCGCCGTGCCCGCAGACCCCACCGTCGGCATCGGCCGATCGGACACCCCCGTCATCCAGCGCCAGGCCGCCGCGCCTGTCGCCCCCGCCATCCAACCGGAGCCCACCACCATGGCAACCGAAGCCCCCGCCCTGAACACCTCCCCCGACGCCGCCGCGGAGCGCGCCGCCGAACGCAAGCGCGTCAGCGAGATGCTGGCCATCGGCGACCAGTTCGCCAAGTTCGGCGGCAAGGAGCTGGCCCTGAAGTCCATCGAGGCCGGCGAGTCCATCGACGCGCTGCGCTCGCAGGTGATGAACGCCATCACCGCGGCGCAGTCCGCCGCGCCCGCCGCGCTGGACATGGAGCCCAAGGAGGTCAAGCGCTTCTCGGTGCTGCGCGCCATCCGCGCTATGGCCGACCGCAACTGGGCCCAGGCCGGCCTGGAGCGCGAGGCCACGCAGGCCATCTGCAAGCGCATGGGCATCGACGAGCCGGTGCACGGCGGCTTCTACCTGCCGGAAGACGTGCAGTACGCCCAGCGCTACAACAAGCGCGACCTGACGGTGGCCACCAGCTCGGCGGGCGGCTACCTGGTGGCCACGCAGAACATGAGCTTCATCGAGATGCTGCGCGCCCGGGCCCGTGCCCTCGACATCGGCGTCACGATGATGGACGGCCTGGTGGGCAACGTCACCATCCCGAAGCAGACGGCCGCGGCCACCGCGTACTGGCTGTCGACGGAAGCCACCGCCATCACCGAGAGCCAGCAGACCTTCGGCCAGCTGGCGCTCAGCCCCAAGACGGTGGGCGCCTACACCGAGCTGTCGCGCCTGCTGCTGCTGCAGTCCAGCCCCGCGGCCGAGTCTGTGGTCATGGCCGACCTGGCCAAGGTGCTGGGCCTGGGCATCGACCTGGCGGTGTTCGAAGGCTCCGGCGCCTCGGGCCAGCCCACCGGCGTGTCCGCCACCGGCGGCATCGGCAGCGTCACCGGCACCTCGCTGGCGCTGGCCGGCGTGGTGGAGTTCCAGACCGACGTGGCCACGAACAACGCGCTCACGCTGGGCTGCGCCTACGTGACGACGCCCGCAGTGGCCGGCCTGCTGGCCCAGCGCCAGCGCTTCACCAGCACGGACACGCCGCTGTGGCGCGGCAACATCCTGGACGGCACCGTGGAAGGCTTCCGCGGCACCACCACCACGCAGGTGACGGCTGCCAGCATGACGTTCGGCGACTGGAGCCAGGTGGTGCTGGCCATGTGGGGCGTGCTCGAGATCGCGCTCAACCCGTACGCATCGTTCGCGGCCGCCATCACCGGCGTGCGCGCGATCCAGAGCTGCGACGTGGGCGTGCGCCAGGCCGGCGCCTTCAGCCGCGCGACGTCCATCACCTGACGCGCCAAGCAGCGCCCGGGCCCAGGCGGCCGGGCGCTGCGCAACCCGAGCCCCACATGGTCCAGACCGTCCACCGCGAGAAGGCCCCGCCGCGCACCTACCAGGTCGTCCGCGCGATCTGGTGGGGCGGCGAAAGCCTGCAGCCCGGCGCCACCCTCGTCATCGACGACCCCACCGTGGCCAGCGACCTGTGCCACATCGGTCGCATCCGCCTGGTGCCCGAGCCCGCGCCGGCGCCCGATGCCGCCGCGGCCGCCCCTGCAGACGCCCCGGCCGCCCGCGAGCGAGCCCCGCGCAAGCCGCGCGGCGAGGCCTCGGCATGACTTTCGCCGCCGAGGACACGGCGGCCTACATGGACGTCGACAACGGCTTCGCCACCAGCGCCACGCTGGCCGGCGCCGCCGTCACCGGCATCCTGTCCACCGGCAGCATCGACAGCTTCGACGGCAGCATCAACACGCGCGAGCACACCTTCCGCGTGCTGGCCGCCGACGCGCCGGCCGCCGACCCCGGGCAGACGCTGGTGGTCGACGCCGTCACCTACACCGTGCGGCGCGTGGACGTGCTGCCGCCGGACGGCACGGTGCTCAGCCTGGTGCTGAGTCGCGCAACATGACGCTGGCCGCCGCCACCGTCGTCGCCGCCGTCGCCACGCGGCTGGGCACCGTCGTCGCCACCGGCGGGCGCGTGTACACCGCGCGCCCGTGGGTGCTGGACGAAGGCGACCTGCCGGCCTGGACGGTGGCCGCCAGCGACGAGACGGTGGAACAGCTCACCGTGCACTGGCCGCGCAAGCAGCTGCACCGCCTGGCCATCGACGCGGCGGTGCACCAGCGCGCCGTCACCGGCATCGACACCGCGCTGCACGGCCTGGTGGCCGACGGCCTGGCGGCCCTGTTCGGCACCGAGCCGCCGTACCAGCTGGCGCTGGAAGGCATCAGCCGCCAGGTCGAGGACGCCAACGAGGCCGCCACCGCCACGCACACGCTGCGCCTGGTGGCGCAGTACGTCACCTCGGCCGCCGCCCCCGAAACCATCATTTGAGGAGCCCACCATGGCGAACATCTTCTGGTCCAACGTCGGCATCGACGTGCAGAGCGCGCTGGCCACCGCCCTGACCATCACGGCCATCATCAAGTCCAACCCGGGCGTGGTGTCCTACACCGGCACCGACCCGGCCAACGGCGACTACGTCGTCATGTCCGTGGTCGGCATGTTCCAGGTGAACAGCCGCGTGTTCCGCGTGGCCAACGTCAACGCCGGCGGCAACACCTTCGAGCTGGAAGGCGAGGACACCAGCGCGTACGACACCTTCACCAGCGGCACCTGCCAGGTGGTCACCTTCGGCTACAGCATGACCACGATCCAGGGCATCAACGCCTCCGGCGGCGAGCCGCAGTTCGCCGACCTGACGGTGGTGCACGAGAACGTCGAGCGCCGTGCGCCCGTGCGCACCAGCCCGATGTCGATGACGATGGAGAGCCTGTACAGCTCCACCGACACCGCCATCCTGGCGCTGCGCGCCGCGGCCCGGGCGCTGACCACGCGCTGCATCAAGTTCCGCTTCGCGGACGGCACGAAGATGGTGTTCACGGCGTACATCAGCGCCGCGGCCATCCCGACGGGCGCGGCCGGCGAGGCGGTCAAGGAGAACCTGGGCTTCGAGGCCCAGGGCCTGCCCACGGTGTACAGCACCTGATGACGGCGCCGCAGACGCTGCAGGCGCTGTCGATCGGCGCGCTGCCGCAGGAGGTGGTGGACTGCCCCGCCCTCGGCGGGGCGGTGCTCGTGCGGGGCATGGCCCTGTCGCAGCGCCTGGAGCTGCGCCAGGCCATGGCCGACAAGGCCAACCTGTACCGCTACGTGCCCATGCTGCTGGCCGCCTGCTGCGTGGACGCCGACGGCAAGCCGCTGGCCACAGTGGACCAGTGGGACACCTTCGCCGCGCTGCACCAGCAAGCCGCCGAGGGCCTGTTCGAGGTGGCGAACCGCCTGTGCGGCTTCGACCATGAGGACGCCCGAAAAAACTGACCCGCCAGCCGGAACTGCGCGCAGCGTTCCGGCTGGCCAGGCAGATGGGGTGCACGGTGGCCGAGCTGGGCCGGCGCATGTCGGCGCTGGAATTCGCCCACTGGCTGGAATTCGAGGCCGAGGAGCCTGCGCCGCCGCAGCAGCTGGCCATGCACTGGCAGCTGCTGGCCGCGGTGCACAACAGCGGCAAGGTGGCCAAGCGCGACGGCACGCTGTTCGCGCCGGCCGACTTTTCGCGCGCGTTGTGGGCCGCCGAGCCGGTGCAGACGCCCGCACCCCCCAAGCCACCCGGCCCCGACGAGCTGCGCGCCCAGGTGCGCGCGCTGTGGGGCAACCGTTGAACGGAGGCTGACATGGCCGACACCAAGGCCCGCATCGTCCTGTCGGCGACGGACGACACCCGCGCCGCGTTCGAATCAGCCAAGCGCAACCTGGAGGGGCTGAAAGAGCGAGCCGCGTCGATCGCCGGCGCCGTGGCCCCGCTGGCCCCGGCCGTGGCCGCCGCGTTCGCGGTGGAGAAGTTCCGCGGCGCGGTGGACGTGCTGGACAAGCTGGACGACCTGGCCGAGAAGAGCGGCATCGCGGTGAAGGAGTTGTCCGCGCTGCGCTTCGCCGGCGAGGCCGTGGGCACGCCGCTCGAGGCTCTGGCCACCGGCACCCGCAAGCTGGCCACCCACATGGCCGACGCCGCCGGCGGCAGCAAGGAGGCGCTGGCCGCGTTCGACGCCATCGGCGTCAAGGTGAAGGACGCCTCCGGCAACCTGCGCAGCATGGACGCGGTGCTGCTGGACGTGGCCGACAAGTTCGCGGTGTACGCCGACGGCGCCGGCAAGAGCGCGCTGGCCACGGCGCTGTTCGGCAAGAGCGGCACGGACATGATCCCCCTGCTGAACCAAGGGAGTGGAGGTATCAAGCGCCTGCGCACCGAAGCCGAGCAGTTGGGTGCGGTGTACGGCGCCGACCTCGCAGCCAAGGGGGCGCAGCTCAACGACAACCTGAAGAAGCTAGCCTTAGCGTCCGAGGCGGCCGCGGTGGCACTTGGCGGCCCGCTGATCACAAAGCTGGTGGGGCTGACCGACAAGATCATCGAAGCGAAAAAGCAGGGCACGCTCTGGCTGGACGTGCTGAAGGCGATTGTGTCGTTCAACCCAACCCGCGCGCTGGCCGAAGAAGGCATGGGCCTGTTCGGCACCGAATTCGAGCAGCAAGATAAACAGCTCGCTGACCTCAAGTCGAAGATCGACGGCTACAACGCCGCGCTGGAGAAGAATCCGGGAGACGAAGCGCGCAAGGCCCGACTGAAGCAACTGGAGGCGGAATACATCCTGCTCAGCCGGACCATTGTTCAGAACAAGGCGGCGAATCAAGCCGGGTTTGCAGACGACGCACTGTCGCGCCGCGCGGCGCGGGGGGAGCTGAACCCGAAGCCTGATGCGCCACCGGAGAAAAAAAACGTTGCGCGCGCAGCCCAGGAAGGCTTATTTGTAGGCCCGCCCGTGCCGGACTTCCTGCTGGCCGCCAACAAGGCCTTCGACGAGAACGTGCTGACGCGCGCCCGCAAGTTCCAGGAGACGTACGACGAGATCACGCGCCAGTTCTTCGACGGCACCAGGTCCTGGGAGCAATACGACGCCGCGCTGGCCGAGCTGAACAAGACCACCAGCACCGCCGGCAAAGTGTCCAGCGAGTTCGAGGACGCCCAGAAGTCCCTGAACGACATGATCGAGAACAGCAGCCTGGGCAAGCTGGACAAGCTGCAGAAGAAGATGCAGCTGCTCGCGGACGCATTCCTGAACGGGCGCTTCGGGGCCAAGGAAAGCGAGGAGGCCATCAAGACCTTCGGCATCATCGCCAACGACACACTGGGCAACGTCGCGCCCGAGGCCGAGAAGGCCAAGAGCGCGGTGGAGCGCATCGGCGAGGCCTTCGAGGCGTCGTTCACCAGCGCCATCATCAGCGGCCGCGGCCTGAAGGGCGTGCTGGAGCAGCTGGAGGCGCAGGCCCTGGCCTTCGGCGTCAGCCAGATCGGCAAGGAGCTGTTCGCCAGCGCCACGCCGTTTCTGTCGGCGGCCATCGGCGGCATCTTCGGCGGCGGGCGGGCCATCGGCGGGCCGGTGACGGCGGGCACGCCCTACATCGTGGGCGAACGCGGCCCGGAGTGGTTCGTGCCCAGCAACAGCGGCAGCATCGTGCCGGCCGGCGCCGGCGCCACCGTGCAGCTGGTGGACCAGCGCACCGTGATCGTGGGCGACATCGCCAGCAAGGCCGACGTGGCCACCATGCTCCAGCGCAGCAACCGCGCGCAGGTGGCGGCCATCCAGCGCAGCATGAACCGCGGCGGCGCGCTGGCCTGACTTGCACGTTTCCCCCTGAACGGGCGGCCCGGCCTGCGGCACCCTGCCGCCAATGTCCACCTACGACTGGCCCGCGTCGCTCGAGCCGGCTGCCTGCACGCTGATGCTCGAGCCCAACGTGCGCGAGTTCATCAGCCCCTACACCGGCAGCTACGAGGTGGTGGACCTGATCGGCGAGCGCTGGCGCATGCAGCTCAGCTTCGCCGACGCGCTGCGCGCCACCGCCGCAGCGCAGGAGGCCTTTCTGAACCGACTGCGCGGCATCCACCTGGTGCGCGCGCCCTACTTCGACCGGCCGGAGCCGCTGGGCACGATGCGCGGCAGCCCGGTGCTGTCGGCGTCCGCCGCGCAGGGGGCGACGTCGCTGGCGCTCACGGCCGCCACCGCGTCGCCCAACCTGCTGCGCTACGGCAGCTTCGAGCTGGACAGCAACGCCGACAACCTGGCCGACGGCATCACGCTATACGTGGGCTCCACCGGCGACGCCAGCCGCACCTACACCAAGAGCCGCAGCCCCACCGGCAGCGCGGCGCACGGCAGCAAGTGCCAGTTCGTGCGCATCGACAGCGCCACCAACACCAACGACACCGGGTTCCTTTTCGACACCAAACCCGCGGTGGGGGCCGGCGCCCAGTACACCTTGAGCGCCTACGTCCGCACCAACGTCAGCGGCAAGGTGCACCTGCTGGCGCGCACCTACACGGCCGGCGGCTCGGTGCTGACCGACTACAGCTCCTCCAACGTGGCAGCCGCGGGCGCCATCGCCCGCGTGTCCGTCACCTTCACGGCCGACGCCACCGCGGCCAGCGTCGAGGTGCACATCCGCGGCATCACGCTGCCCACGGAATACATCGAGGCCGACGCCGTGCAACTCGAGCCCGGGCCCACCGCCACCGACTACGCGGGCTACGCCACGCTCAAGGCCGGAGACATGCTGCAGGTGTCCACCCAGCTTTTCCAGGTCGCCGAGGACGTCACGTTCGACGACGCGGGCGCCGGCACCGTCACCGTCGTCAACCGCGTGCGCAGCGCGCTCAGCAGCTCGGCGGCCGTGACGTGGCAGCGCCCCGTGGGCGTCTTCCGCCTGCAGGGCACGCCGCGCATCGTGCACACGGGCGGCTATGCCCAGCTGCAGGACATCGACCTGGTCGAGTCCTTCTAGCCATGCGCAGCCTGAGCGCCCCGGTCACGGCGGCCATTGCCTCGCAGACGAAGGCGCTGCTGACGCTGCTGGAGATGCGGCTGACCAGCACGCTGTACTTGAACACCAGCGCCTGGAGCATCGACTACGGCGGCCACACCTGGCTGCCCACTTCGGGCCTGGGCGCCATCGGCCCGGCCGAGGACGTGCCGGGCGAGCTGAAGGGCTTCAGCTTCACGCTCAGCGGCATCAGCTCGGCCAACCTGGCCATCGCTTTGGCCGAGCCGATCCAGGGCAAGACGGTGGTGGCCTACACCGCCATCTTCGACACCGCCACCAGCACCGTGCTGGACGTGCAGACCGAGTGGTCTGGACGTCTGGACACGATGAACATCCAGGAGTCCGGCGGCGGCTGCACCATCACCGTCACGGCCGAGCACGGCGGCATCGACCTGCTGCGCCCGCGGGGCACGAAGTACAGCAACCAGGACCAGCTGCGGCTGTACCCGGGCGACGTGTTCTTCGAGTACACGGTGGACACCTCCGAGCGCGAGATCATCTGGCCCGCGGCCAGCTACTGGAAGAGCTGATGAGCGCGGCGGCCGAGCGTTTCGCGCAGGTGGTGCGGGAGCACATGGCCCGGCCCTTCGAATGGGGCCGCACCGACTGCGCCACCTTCGCCGCCGCGGTGGTGCGCGCGATCGACGGGCGCGACCTGCTGGGTGCGCTGCCGCGGTGGCGCAGCGCGGCCGAAGCGGCGCGCGTGTTGCGCGACACCGGCGGCTTTGCGCGCACGATCGACCGCCTGCTGCAGGTGCCGCGCAAGCCGGCGGCCTGGGCTGCGGTGGGTGACATCGTGCTGGCCTGGGACGACGCCGCAGGGCGCGAGCAGCTGGCCGTATGCAACGGCAACCATTTGCTGGCCCCGGGCGGCGGCGGCCTGACGTCGCAGCCGCTGTGCATGGGCCTGATGGCCTGGCCGCTGAACCTGGCCGGAAGGGGCCGCCATGGCTGAATGGGCCGGCGAAGCCATCCTGGCCAGCCTGGAGGCGGCCGGCGCCGCGGAGACGAGCTGGCTGGCCACGGCCGCCGCGTTCATGGTGGAGAACGCGACCGCCATCAACCTGGTGGCCACCGCGGCGCTGGCCGACAACGCCCGCAAGCGCGCCAACCGCGCCGCCCGGGCCGCCTACGAGGCCAGCCTGCAGGACCGCAAGATGATGGTGCGCAGCAGCGTGGAGCCGCGCCGCATCATCCTGGGCCGCCAGCGGGTGGGCGGGCACGTGTCCTACATCGCCGCCACCGGCACCAACAACGACACGCTGGTGATGGTGCTGACGCTGGCCGGGCACGAGATCGACGCCATCGAGGGCTACTGGCTGAACGACACGGCGGTGACGCTGGACGGCAGCGGCTACGTCAACGAGGCGCCCTGGCGCAAGACCGAGATCGTCAGCACGAGCGAGGTGCTGACGCTGGTGGCCGGCTCGGGCAGCATCACGCTGTCGCACGCGCCGGTGGGCGACGTCTCGGTCACCATCTCCGGCAGCCCGGACGACATCTACCTGGCCACCCCGTCCGGCAGCACCGTCACCGTCAGCGGCCTGGCGGGCTACAGCGGCTACGTGAACGTGCAGTACCAGTACAACCTGGGCCGCAGCGTGGCGCGCATCCTGCCGCACCTGGGCACCAGCGGGCAGACGGTGGACACGGTGCTGAACGGCCTGCTGCCGGCCGACTGGCACAGCAACCACCAGGGCAAGGGCTGCGCCTACCTGGCCTGCGTGTTCACGTACGACCAGGACGCCTTCGCGCACGGCCTGCCGGTGGTGAACGTGCAGGTGCGCGGTGCCAAGGTGTACGACCCGCGCACCACCACCACGGCCTGGAGCCAAAACCCGGCGCTGCTGATCCGCCACTACGCCACCAGCGCCCTGGGCGGCAACCTGTCGACGTCGATGATCGACGACACGCTGGTGCAGGCCGCGGCCAACGTGTGCGACACCAGCGTGACCTACGTGGTGGGCTCCACCTCCGAAACCCGGGCGCTGTACACCGCCGGCACCGTGGCGGGCACCGACGCCCGGCCGCTGGACGTGGTGCTGGAGCTGGCCGAGGCCATGGCCGGCCGCGTGGGCTGGAGCCAGGACAAGCTGCGCATCGTGGCCGGCGCCTACACCGCGCCGGTGGCCGCGCTGACGGAGGACCACTTCAGCGCCGCGGCGCCAGTGGAGATCACGCCGCGCATGGCGCGCGAGACGCTGTTCAACATCGTCAACGCGCAGTTCGCCGACGCGGCGCAGGACTACCGCACCGCCGACATGCCGCGCGTGGAAAGCACGGCCGACATCGCCGACGACGGCGCCGAGCTGCCGATGGAGGTGACCTTCGGCGCCATCACGCACGCCGGCCAGGCGCAGCAGGTGGCCACGGTGATGCTGCGCGAGGCGCGCCAGGCGCTGACGGTGAAGGCGCGATTCAAGTTTGCGGTGTACGCGGTGGAGCTGTTCGACACCGTCACGCTGACCTGCAGCCGCTACGGCTGGAGCGCGAAGGAGTTCCTGGTGGTGGGGCGGGCCTGGAGCCTGGACGGCGGCATCGACCTGACGCTGCGCGAGACGGACTCGGGCATCTACGACTTCGGCGGCACCTTCGACGACAACGCGCTGGCCGACAACACCCTGCTGCCGGCGCCGTGGACGGTGCCGCAGGTGACCGGCGTGTCCGTCACCAGCAGCGTGGCCACGCTGGGCGACGGCACCAACCAGACGCGCACCAAGGTGAGCTGGAGCGCGGTGGCCGACAGCTCGGTGAGCACCAGCGGGGCCTACGAGGTGCAGTACACGCTGTCGGCCGACGCGGCGCCCAGTGGCGACTGGGCCAGCTGGGAAGAGCGCGGCGGCAACCTCGAGGCCATCATCCCCGGGCTTCGGGCCGGCAAGGGCTACGTGTTTCGCGTGCGCGCTCGCAATGGCAGCGGCGTCCGCGGCAAGTGGTCGGCGCATGTTTCGCACCTGGTGGCCGACCCGCCCAGCCCGGGCGCCGTGACGACCGACAGCGCCACCGCCAGCAGCGTGACCGTCTCGGCCGTGCAGCATGTGCCGGACGGCGAGACGTGGCGCACCTCGATCGTCAGCCTGACCTACACGCCCACGGCTGACAGCATGGCCACGCTCAGCTACTTCGCCCGCGGCACCTATACCGCCGGCGCGTCCGGGCCACCGGCCGACCTGCTGCACGGCGTCTACATCTCGGGCAGCTTCGACGGCTTCATGTCGTCGGAGTTCTACGACAACTACATCGGCGCCAGCGCATCGACGACCATGGCCATCGTCGGCGGCCGGTCCTTCAACCTGACGGCCGGCGTCACCTACACCTTCAAGGTGCTGGCCGCGAAGTGGAGGGCCGACGACACCGTCACCGTGGCCGAGGCCGAGCTGCAGATGCTGGCGGTGGAAATCTAGCGGGTGCACGTTTCCCCCTGAACGCGTGGCGATCTTCGCGCCACCCTCTGCAGTCAATCGAAGGGGCCCACTCACATGGCGCAGCAGGTACGTGTGACGATGACGCGAACGGTGTGGAACCGGGGCGGATCGCTGATGAATTCGGGCTCCACTTACCTGGTGGACGAAGCCTTCGCGGGCGAATTGATCGGCATGGGTGCCGCCACCGATCCCGACGGTCGATTCACGCCAGCCAACAGCCGCGCCAACTTCAAACCAAGTGATGGCGCCAGCAGCATCAGCGTCACCAGTACCACGGCCTTCTACCACATGGGTAGCGCCGACCGCGTACGCATGACCATGAGCGGAAACGTCCGAATCAGGTTCGGCAGCTGGGACGTCGAGGCCTCGCGCACCGCCGACATTCTGGTCATCAGCGGCGACATTTACGACAAGCCCGACAGTGCGCTGGGCTTTGCCATCGTGACCGACAACGCGCAGGCCGGCACCGTTACCGTCAGTGTTGCGCTGGGGTCCTGAGCCATGGCCATTTGGGACTTGCGCAACAGCTTCGGCAGCGACGGCGACGCCAACCGCGTGGTGCTGAACGACTTGAACACGGCCGCCAGCAATGGCGACGAGGTATGGTTGCCCAAGGTCGGGGCCTACCCGATCAAACTGGACGCGACCACCGGCGAGGTGGTCCGCTTCACCAAAAGCCTCACGGTGCGAGGCGGCGGCACCAGTCCTGGCGCCGCCTATTTTGTCGTGCAGGTGCCTGCTGCGGCATTGTCGTCTTCTTTTGCCAACAGCATCGTTGTCGCGCGAAACACGAACAATTTCACATGGGAGAACTTCGGCATCGACGGCCAGTACGCCGTTTCGTCTGATGCCAAGGTGGTGCAGGGCCTCACCATTCTCGTCGGCACCGGATACCAGGTAATAGCGCCGTGGATGCAGAACTTCGGCAGCCACATGATGAGCCTGCAGGGCTGCCAGTGCGACGTGTGGTATCCCGATCTCAGCACCACCGACACATCGTTCAATTCAGGGGGCGCGAACCACGGCCTGGACTGTGACGAAGATCCGTCCACGAACGGGCCGCATGACGTGCGCGTCTACTACGGCCGGCTGCGCAATCGCATCGGGCAGGCGTTCAAGTCCGAAAAGGGAAAGATCCGGCTCTATGGCGTCGACATCGACGGGGCCGTGGCCTTCGGAAACAACGACTCCGGTGATCCAACACCCTTTGGAAATCACGAGTTGAAAGGCTGCACTGTCCGCGGGATCGTTTCGATCGGGGACTCTGCATCAAGTCCTGGGGCGATCACTGGCACCTACGCCACCATCGTCGGCAACCGGTTCACATCGGACGGTGTCGTGGTGATCTCGGGCCCGAGCGCATTCAACACCCGTTACGGCTACGGCGGTGCGAACGAGCCGGTGATCAAGGGCAACCTGTTCGAGGGTCGCAATTCGGTGATCGAGGACATCACCGGTGTGACGGCTGCCGGCGGCCAGCTGTACCGCAACCCGAACTTCGCACAGGAAAACCTGGGCGTGCGCTCGGTGTTGACACGCTACGCCCGGGCGTCCGCGCTGGGCACCTACGAATTCGTCGGGTACTCCGGGGGCTACTTCACGCCATACGCCGGGTCCACGTCCATCGCCACCGTGCATGCCGCCTGCAACACTACCGACGAGCTGGTGGTGGCGGCGGGCACTTACACCAGCGCGACCGCCGGGCAAATGAATACGACGATGACGCGCGCGGGCCGGTTGATTTTCGAAGACGGCGTTGTGTTCGACGGGCGGAACCTGAACGATGTGTCCCGGGCGATCAACCTAGCGCCCACCGCCGGCACGATGAAGCTGCGCGGCATTCCGACAATCAAGGACATCAACAGTACGGCGACGTTCGCAGGTGCTGTGGACATCAATCCATCGGCCGGCGCCGAGGTCGACTTCGACGGGTTCCTGATCAGCAACGTGCGCCGCGACGGCGGTTCGGCTCACTATGCCGCCGGCGTCCGCACGCGCGGCGCGGGCGTGGTGCGGTGGAAGTGGCTGAAGGTCACCGGCAGCAAGAACGGCAGCACGACGAACGCCGGCGACGGGCACGTGCTCGCCTTCGAAAACACCGGCGGCTTCTATCCCGGCACGATCGTTCTGACAAACAACGAGGACCGGGGCACAGATGCGCGTTCGGGCTTTATCGCCATCAAGACCGGCACCACCAACGCCCCCACCATTCCTGGGCTGCTGGCTCTGAACAACGTTCGGAATGGTGGCGTGGGGTTGGCCCTGCTTTACAGCACGGTGACCACGGCGGCGGGTGGGGTGACCGTGAAGCAGATGACGGCGAAAGGAAACACCGGCGGCGCCGGAAGCGTGAACCTGCTGCGCGCAGCCAACGCATGCACAATCACGGCCGCGAACTTCGCCGTGGCAAGTGACAGCCGTGGCAACGAAGCTGTCACCGCGAGCGGGTCGGTCGTCTTCGAAGCCAGTGGCGTGTACCAGGGTGGCACAGGCGGCGAGGCGCGCGTGACCTATACCGCGGGCATCGCCACCAGCGACCCGCTGCTGGACGCCTCCGGCCTGGCTACGTCTGGCAGCCCTGTCATCGACACCGGCACCCGCTGGTGGAGCGACTGGCAGACCGACGCGGCGAACGAGCTATGGCCTGCCGGCAAGGCGAGCCTGGGCGCCCTGCGTTCCACGCTGAGCGACAGCGGTTTCGTGGGCGCCGCGTGAAAGATCCCGTGACGGCCGCGGTGCAGTTCGCCGGCATCGGCACGATCAGCGCCCTGACCATGGAGCTGATGGGCGTGCCCCTGCCGCCGGTCTTCTGCGCCATGGCGGGCGCGCTGCTGGGCAGCGGCGCGATCCACGACGTGAGCGTGCTTCGCGCGGTGGGCCTGTACCTGGCCGCGGTGATCGGCAGCGCGCTGCTCGGGCATGCCGCAGCGTCGCACTTCCTGGCCGGCGCGGCATGGGCCGCGAACGTCCTGTCCTTCCTGATCGGCGCGTTTTTCTTCCCGGGGCTGGAGATCGTGGCCGCGAACCTGAAGCTGATCGTGGCCCGGGTGCTGGCGCGCATCGGCATCGACATCGAGATTCCGGGGGCCAAGTGAGCGAGGCGGACTTCATGCCCGTGCTGGGCTTGTTGGAGGGCGCCTGGTGCGCCGTCATCTTCTGCGTGTGCGCCAACCGCATGCGGCGGCTGCACTACCAGCGCGAGCCGCGCGGCTTCGTGCTGCTGCAGGCGCTGTGCGGCATCTGGGCGATGCTGCAGTGGCTGTCGGTGATGCACTCCGAGGCCGCGCAACTGGACTATTCGGTGGCTGCCGACATCGTGGCGCTGATGGTGGTGTCCACGTACCTGTACAGGTCGAGCGACCGCATGCACCTGTACCTGGCCGCCAAGGCCGCGCCGCCGAATTGCCCCGTGGTGCTGGGCGCCGACTGCCCGGTGGCGCACGGCGACGTGCCGGACACGCGGATCGTGCCAAAGGGCCGTATCTGACGGGCGCACCGTGCCTGATGCCAGCAGCAAGGAGCCGTTCGCCAGCGGCCAGTGGTTCGTCGAGGAGATTGCCGAGGACGTCCGCGTGGGCGTGTTCGCTGACTGCCCGATGAGCCTGGACGCGCTGAAGCGCCTGCAGGCGCTGGTGAACGCCAAGGTGACGCAGATGGCAAAAGGAGTTGTGAAGCCATGAACGAGCTGACCGTCGAAAAGCTCATCGCCGCGGGCGCCGCGCCCACGCAGGCCCGGCAGTGGCTGGGCCCGCTGCAGCAGGCCTGCCAGCAGTTCGACATATCCACCGTGGCCCGCCAGGCGGCGTTCGTGGCCCAGTGCAGTGCCGAGAGCGGCGGCTTCACTCGCCTGGAGGAGGACCTGTACTACCGCACGCCGGAGCGGCTGCTGGTCATCTTTCCCAGCACCATCAAGAGCCTGGCCGATGCGCAGCACCTGGTGCGCAACGCGCGCAGCCTGGCCAACCGCGTATACGCCAACCGCATGGGCAACGGCGACGAGGCCAGCGGCGACGGCTGGGCATACCGCGGCCGCGGCCTGATGCAGCTGACGGGCCGCGACAACTACAGCGACGCCGGCGTGGAGCTGGGCCAGCCCTACCTCGAGCAGCCCGACCTGGTGGCCCAGCCCGAGCACGCCGCGCTGACGGCCGCCTGGTACTGGCACACGCGCAAGTGCAACCTGCTGGCCGACAGCGCCCAGTGGGACGCCATCACCCGCGCCATCAACGGCCCGGGCATGCTGCACGCCACCGAGCGCCGCGTGATGACCGACGAGGCGCTGCGGGCCTTCGCGTGATCCTGCCCATCCCGGCGGCGTGGAAGCTCGCGGCCGCGGCCGTCGCGCTGGTGCTCGCGGCTGGCGCCGGATGGCGGCAGGGCGTGCTGCACGTCCGGGCGCAGTGGCAGGCGGCCGACGTGGCGCGCGAGCGGGCGCAGCAGGAGGCGCTCGGAGAAGACCGGCGCCGGGCGGCGCTGGCGTCAACCACCCACGAGCAGCAGCGCGCCCGCATCGCGCAGGCGCTGCCGGAGGCGCAGCATGAGATTCGCAGCAGCCTGGAGATCGAGGCCTGCCCGGACGTGCAGCTGGGCGCTGTTGTCGTGCCTGCTGCTGTCCTTGCTGGGCTGCGGCACGCCGCAGGTGACGGTGACCCGCCCAGACCCGCCGCCGGCGAGCCTCGCGGCTCCCTGTTCAGCCGGCCCGGTGATCCCGGCCGCTGACACCACGCTGGCCGAGCTGCTCGAGGTCATCGCTGGCCGGGAAGCTGCGGCGGCGGAGTGCAGGGCTCGGCATCGGGCGCTGGTGGAGGCGTGGCCTAGCTGATTGGGCACGCGACGCAATAGCCAATCCAGGAGCCCCGATCTTCTGTAAGCGTGCTGCCGCAGCCCCAGCAATACCCCTGCATCACGTCGGCAAGCAGTTCGAGTCTGTCGGTGGGCGACATATCCACCAGTATCGAGCGCAACTCTTCGATTGCCAGACTCTCACGAACGGCGCGCGCCTCGCCGGCTTCGATGTCGGTTCGCTCTTGCTGGTCCATAACTCTCATCCCACCTTTCTGCGCGCCGGCGCCAACGCTACCACCGACGTCCACCGCACAAGGGATTCTTCTCCGGCCCTAGGGGTCGCCACGTTAGCCCCCGTCTGAACTGCGTAATGCAGCTTCAGCACGGGGGCTTTCTCTTTCGGGTCAAGCTCGATCCGCTCGATGATCTCGCGCAGCGCCAGCCGGGCCTGGTCGCGCAAGTCGCCGGCGGTGGAGGCGATCTCGCGCAGCAGGCGGCCGAGCAGGGCGCGGATCTGCTCCGGCGTGATGGTGCAGGCGTCTGCTGTGGCTTCGGCGCGCTGGCGTAGATGCTGGGCCTGGTCGACCAGCCGGGCGCGCTGCTGCTCGAGGTCGGTCACTCTGCGCAGCACCGGGGCCGGGTCGGCCACCTGGGCGGCCAGGTCGACGGTGCGCGCGATCTGCGTGGCCAGCGTGGCGGCGCGGCGCTCCAGGCCGGCGATGCGGCGGCCGTCCACCGGGTCAGCGCCGGCGGCCATGGCCTGCATGGCCTGCTGCAGCAGGGCCACGGTGTCGTCGCTGGCCAGGTCCTGGTGCAGCTGGGCCAGCACGGCGGGCTCGATGCGCGCCGCGGAAAACTTGCGGCCCTTGCCGAGCCGGTAGGCGCCGCAGCCGTCGCTATGCCAAGGCTCGCCGGTGGGTGACACCAGCAGGCCCGTCAGCAGCAGCGGCGAGGCGCGCAGCCGGCGGCCCTGCACGCCGTCTTCCACCTGGCGCAGGATGGCCTCGGCCTGCTCGTCGGTGATCAGCGCCGGGTGCGTGTCGCGGCGCACCACCCACTCGGAGCGCGGCTTGCGCTTCTCGCCAGGGGCGTCGGTGTGCATGCCCCAGGCCGTGTGGCCGGCGTAGGTCAAGGCCTGCCAGTCCATGCTGTGCGTGCTGGCCGGAGGCCAGGGCAAGCCCACCCGGGCCACGGCCACGCCCCGCGGCACGCCGCGCGCGCGCAGCTGCAGGTAGGCCTGCACCATCGGGGCGACGGCGTCGTCCAGCACCAGGCGGCTCTTGTGCACCGGCGCGCCGTCGCGCATGGCGCCGGTGGCGTGGTACTCGAGCCGGTAGCCCCGCGGTGCGCGGCCGCCGGCGCGCCAGCCCTGGCGCACGTTCTCGGCCATGCCGGCCAGGCCCTTGGCGCGGCTGACCAGGCTGTGGTACTCGTCGAAGGCCTGCAGCACCGAGCGCAGCACCATTTCGGTCGCGGGGTCGGCGTCGGGCAGGCTCTTGTAGACGATCGTCACGCCGCGCTTGGTGCAGTCGGCCTCGAACATCAGGGAGATCAGCCGCCGGCGCGCCACGCGGCTGGTGTCCAGAACGAGGACGTGGGTCCAGCTGCGGGCCGGGGCTTTCAGCTCGCCGATCAGGCGCAGCCAGCCGGGCCGGTCTTCGTCCTTGCCGGACTCGACAGCGTCGGCAAATTCGTCCACCACCGCCAGGCCGCGCGCGCCGGCCAGCTCGTGCAGGGCGCGGCGCTGGGCGTCGATGGAGACGTCAGACCTGTCCTTGCTGGAGCGCAGGTACAGGACGGCGGCTGGCGTCGGCATGGGCGGGTGGTGGAGCGTGTGTGGTGGCGACCAGGCGCAGCTCGGCGGGCTGCTCGTGCAGCTGCAGCAGCAGGCGAGCGAGGCGCGATATTGCCACCGGGCGGCCGGTGGCGGCAACGGGCAGGGCTGAAGGGCGGGCGGGGCGCATCGTCAGGCGGCGAGCGTGTCGATGGGGCTGCGCACCGCGCTTCCGCCCTGCGATGCCGGCAGGACGTGGGTGTAGATCATCGTCGTCTCGACGTCTGCATGGCCCAGCAGCGACTGGATGGTGCGGATGTCGTAGCCGTCCTGCAGCAGGTGGGTGGCAAAGCTGTGGCGCAGCGTGTGCGGCGTGGCACGCTTGAGAATGCCGGCAGCGCGGACGGCGCGAGCCATCAGGCGCTGAATGCCGTCTTCGTGCAGGTGGTGGCGGCGAATGACGCCGCTGGCAGGGTCGGTGCAGTAGTGGTCGGTGGCGAAAACCCACTGCCAGCGCAGGTCCTGGCCGGCGCGGGGGTACTTCAAGTGCAGGGCGTGCGGCAGTTCGACGTCGGCGCGGCCGGCAATCAGGTCGGCCTGGTGCATCGCCGTGCGCGCGTCCATCACGGCGCGCAGCGGTTGCGCCAGGGTGCGCGGCAGCATCACGGTGCGGTCCTTGTCGCCCTTGCCGGCGCGCACCGTGATGCTGCCAGCGCGGAAGTCGATGTCCTGCATGCGCAGCCGCAGCCCCTCAAGCAGGCGCATGCCGGTGCCGTACAGCAGCCGCAGCACCAGGCCGCGCTGGCTGGCCGCGGGGATCTGCGCCCAGAGCCGCGCCACCTCGTCGCGCGTCAGGACGACGGGCAGGCGCTGCGGTTGCTTGGCGCGCACGATGTCGTCGACCCAGGGCAGATCGACCTGCAGCGCCTCGCGGTAAAGGAACAGCAGCGAGGCCAGCGCCTGGCGCTGCGTGCTGGCCGACACCTGGCGCCCGGTGGCCAAGTGGCTAAGGAACTGGCCGACTTCGGGTGCGCCCATCTCCAGCGGATGGCGCTTGCCGGACCACAGCACGAATTGCCGCGTCCAGTGCCAATAGGCCTGCTCGGTGCGGCGACTGTAGTGCCGAGTGCGGATCGCCGTGACCAGCGCGTGATGCAGGTGCCCGCGCTCGCCAGGCTGCGGCTCGCCATGGCGGGCGATCGGCGCGCTGGTGCAGACCGCATTCGCGGCGCGGTGCGTCACGGATGTGCAGGTGGCTGATGCGAGGGCGACGGTCATGCTGTTTCCGTGTTACGCCGCAGGGGCTGCGGTCGAATTCACGTTAGCCGGCTTGCGGTTCGCGCAGCACCTGGGCGGCCTTCCAGCGGTTGGCGCGCTGGGTCGCCGTCAGTGCCTT